GTCAGGTCATCCAAGGCCTACGGTGCCGCCCACAACACCTGTTGCTTCTGCTCAGCGCCACTGTCAACGCACGAGTCCGTGTCCAACGGATACGGGCCGGTGTGCGCTAAGCGGTACGGCCTCCCTTGGGTGGTCACCGAAGCATTCAAGCAAGCCCAAGCAGAGCTTGCACAAGCCAACAAGGAGTCAAGCCAATGATCACTATCTACGACCGGAAAGTAACGTCACGACAATTCGCCAAGTACGCCGTCCTGTCCTACGGGGCATTCACTGCCAGAGACTACTGGCAGGACCACGCGGAGCTGGGGGAGGCATACCAACTGATGACTGATTCAGAGCGGTACATGGTTGACTGTCAGATCACCCGCTACGCGAGCGAACTGCTCGAAAAGCAGAGCTACTGGAAGATTCACGACAAGGTACTCGAGGGCTAAGGAGGTCTCAGCCAGTCGGCCATCTGCGGGTGGCCTTCTGAGTGGGACTTCCACTGACACGAGCCAAAGGAGGCTTACATGCAAAACAGAGTAGTGAAATTAAGTGGGTTCAAAAAGCAACCCATCGGTGACCGGATCTGCCGGTCGGTTTATCAGAACGACAGGGACTGGGCTGAGGTGCAGGCAATGGCATTTCAGCGAGGCATCCTCGATCCAGACAACTGCTGGCTTGGTGACATCGCCAAGTTCAATGAGCAGGGTTCTGGGTTTGCCGGAACAGTCACTGAGTTCCTATCCATCCTGCAACGCAAGCAACGAGGAGGTCGGTCATGATTTCAACGAGAGAGCGCAAGCGTTTAACGCCAGTCCAGATCGGGCTGGCAACCAGCTACACAAAAAACGAGCTGATAGCTGATCACAAGAGCCTCGAGGATACCCTTGAGCGCAAGCAAGCAGAGCTGGAAGAGCTTAAAGATCTGGTGCATGCCAAACAGCGTGAGATCTGGAGGGTACGAGACTCAATCAGCGACCATAAGGTGGCAATGAAACACAGTCATCAGTTGACCCACGAGAAGAGGGAGAAGAGAGCTTACGCCAAGGTAAGGCGCCTAGCGGCCAAGTACGGTCTCACCATCCACAACGAGGGCTGGCACAACGGTGTCCACTACTGCTTCGATGCGTGGTGTGAGAGTCCTGAGTGGATACCAGAAGAGGACAACCTCTATCACGAGAACGAGGGTTGCTTTGAAGGCTGGCCTGAGGTGCTAACCAAGGTGCAGTTCTACGCCGACTATGCAGACCAGCATGGTATTTCCATTAACAAGTAACAGGCACTGGGGTGGTGGATTTCTTTTCCCCGCCCCGATTTTTTTAAGGAGAAAAAGATGGACCTGAACAACCTACCTTACGCGGACAGGAAATGCGCCGCTGTACTCGTGACTGAGATTCTGTTGCGGGAGGACCGCCGAATGTCGATCACCGTGAACGATGGCGAGGAGGACACCCTCGTCAGATCACGCGACATTGGACAGGTGCTTGAACACATGGCTACCACCGACTGGGACTTCCTCAAGGTCTTTGAACAGCAGGCCGACGGGAGCTGGATGCGGTGCGGTTATTTCTGGTTGATCTATGGGAACGGAGGCTCCGAACCCATCGAGACTATTTCCGATTTTTCATGGAAGCCGGACCCAGTGATCGAGGAGCTGATGGACAGCATCTACCGCAACGTGGAGCTGAAGCTCGAGGGGGTGGAGTCATGAAGAGACCTGACCTTGAGATGATCCGCAGGATCAAAAAGCAGGGGCGGTTCAGTGACCTCAACAAGGCGCTCAACCTGCCGTTTTTTTACATGAGCTACCAACCCATGCAGGAGTTCGAGTTTCATGCGAACAGCACCGTGGACGGCATCGAAGACAGGAACGTCAAGCTGGACGATGGGCGAGAAGTTTTTCGACAGCACTGCGGAGCGGTCGAGTGGGTGTACGACGATTTTGTGATGTCTGCTCGACAGAAAATCTGGCTTACTGAGGTAGGTTGTGAGGATGATTGGGATCGCAACGGGCTGTACGAGATCACTTACTGGGGCCGCTTAACAAACAGCGGGGATGACTGCCGGCTTTACCTTGCAGGCTACTATCCTGACAACAGTTATTTGTGGGAGTGGGAGGGATCGCTCGTCGTTGACTATGACTACGTCGAGGCTGATCACGACGTGAAAAAAGTAAAGGCCGTGATGAACCCTGACTATGAGCAGGGAATGCGTTTGCTGTTCAAAAATCTGTGCGACAGGGATGCGATTGCACCTGACGTGGATTTTGAAGGCTTCATGAAAGGGTTTCGCCAACACGCGATGGAGTTCTACATTTTTGCGTCCAGACTCATGTGGCACCTCAAGTACGGTGACAAGCATGCGGTCGAGGTGACCCCAGCAAAGCGGCCAAAGGCAAACCCCGTCGTGCAACGCGACAGACCGTGGGCCGGTGCGACTGGACCTCAAGTCCTACTGCTGGATCGAATGCCTGCAACTCAGAAACAGGGGACCGGAACTCATGCGTCACCCAAGCCTCACCGTCGGCGGGGCCACTGGAAGACGCTGAGCCACCCAAGGTTCAGGCACCACCCCAAGTACCAGCAGAAGATCTACGTGAAGCCCAGCTTTGTCGGGCCAAGGCAAGCCACCTACGAGGGCAACATCTACCGATTGGTGGAACCCCTCGATGGACTGGAGGGTGTCGCCTGATGGAGCCAGTGTACCGCTACACCATAACCGACAGGGCTACGGCCCTGTTGCTTGGCGGCTATCGTGAAGACGAGGTCGTCTCAAATCTCATGGTCGAGTTCACCCTCGACGAGTTTCAAATCGAGGACTTGCCCAAGCTGGTCAGGTTCATCAACACCAAGAGGAAAAAAGCTGATGCACTACGAACTGCCTAGCCACATACTGGAGACAATCATCTCACCCACCGGAAGCTACAAGGCGGTGACTACTCACCACCAAAAAGCAATGGCGGTTGAGATATTGAAGCGGCGCAAGATCATGGCCGAACTTGAACGCAAACTGGGGGAACTGGTAATCGATAACGCCGACCTGATTGCATTGAAAAGCTTGCTCGCAAAGGAGTTAAACCAATGAGTACTTTTGAAATCGGAGAGAAGGTGGACGTCAAGGTTCTGGATGGAGAGAAGCACTTCATCAAAAACCCTCGTCACCCACGACTGGTCAGCATCGAGAAGATCATGAACCAGTCAGGTCTGGGTCCGCACGACTGGATCTATTACGTGGAGGAAATCGAGGGAGAAAAGGACCGCTGGTTCGAGGTCATCGAGGTCAACATTCCGGTCATCGAGGACACCTTCAAGGATGAGAACGAGGAGCAGATCCTGCTTGGAATCTGCGAGGACGCTTTCCCAGAGACGCCCCTGTCTACCAGTGGTTACTTCGCGGAGGAGGCGTACATCGCTGGGGCCATGTTCCGCAACTCAGAGTACACCGTCAGATTGCATCGAGAGTGCGGCTTCAAGGGCCAAAGCTACGGTGACTATCTGCGCTACACATGGGAGCTTCAGTGATGGTTACTGCGTTAATTGAAATGGAGCTGAGCGAGCTGGACGTCATCAACCCTGTTGTTTATCGATGGACTGAGACCGTAGAGTCTGAGGGCCGCGTTGAGCAGATACGATTCTTTGAGGTTGAGTGGGATCGCATCGAGTGGAACGGTCACATCGTGGAGCTAGACACCGACGGCGAGAGGGATCTCGAGGACTACCTGTCGGAGCAGTACCCATGATCTTTGACCTTGCAACGAACGACAGCGACGATGCCAAGATAGCAGTCGAAGCGGCAAAGCAAATGGCTGAGCGATTCAGGGAGCCGGTGGCGATTCTGTTTGATTACTCAACCGTGTTACTGCGCCGCAACAACAAGCCGGCTATCGAGATCGTATACCCTGAGTTCTGGACTGGAGACAGGTATGGATAACAACGAATTATTGCGGAAGGTCATGCATGATCGTCAGTTATCAGGCAAGCAGGTGGCTGAACTGCTAAGCATGACGGTGGAGGGCGTCTACAACTGGACCCGAACACCTGAGACCCGTGGCTACCGGCGCATGCCTGACACCGCCTACAAACTGCTGGCACTCCAGCTAGAACTAGAAGACACCCCGCAGTAGCGGGGTTTTTTACACCCTGATGAACCTGTCCACGCTGTAGTGGAGTAACACCTCGATGTCCTGAGGATCGCCCCTGTCTCTGCGACCACCGATTGCCGTGTAGTCTGGCGTGTCAGCAAGGTTGATGTAGCCGACGGTATCAGTCCATGCCACAAACAAAAACGACGGGATGCCAGACACGCTGGACAGCATCCTGATCCGTGCGATTTTGTCAGCGCTGATCATGTAGGTATTGAAGTCGGTGCTGGCGTAGTTACGCACCTTGATCTCAACCATTCCTACGACGTAGCCGTCACGCTCAAAGAACCAGTCCAAACCATAGAGTCGTTTTGCCTTGATGGCGGTGGCGTTGTAACGCTCAGCCAGCAGGGTGGCTATCTCTTCCTCGTTGGCTCTGTCCTGAGCCGTCTCATAGATAGGTCTAGCCATTGCGCTTCTTCCAGATCCGGCGTGTCCAGTAGGTCACGATTTCGTTGAAGTTAGGCACAGGCTCCACTGCCGGCAGGCTATCAAGAAATTTCTTGATGGACTCCACATCCTGCTGGGCGTAATGGTGAGGTAGCTCGAGATAGAGTGACCGGAACATCATGTCGTGAAACTGTGGGTCGATGTTGTTGTGGACGTAGGCCTCGACCGCTGGGTAGTCGAGTCTCTCTGCCGCGAGCTTGAGGTGCGCCCTGAACTCAGGAATCCGCAAGAAGCTTTTCCCTGATGATCATGATCCCCTCTTCCAGACCCACCGTGCAGGTGTAGTCGTGGCTCTCTGGGTAATCCCCTACTACGTGTAAGGGGAACACCATGCGTATGGGACGGCGATCAAATCGGTATATCAGGAGGGGGATATATTTTTCTCCCGCCGCTTTTAAAATTTGCTCCCACCACCACTGCTGATGGATGTCCCCCTTGGCGTATCGCTTGCACTCAATCAGGAACGGTCCCAGCTTGAGGTCTCCCTCATCCGCTACCTGATACTGCGTCAGGTTTCGACGCAGTCCTTGAGTTGCTTCATCCCCTAGCCAATCGCGAAACACGTTGACCACTTCGCGCTCGAACTGAGCGCCCTTTGTTCTTGAATTAACCATTGGATATCTCTTGCATTAACCAGCCCAGATACACCTGCGCTTTCGCTAGGTCTTCCTTCGGGTTGTCTTTGTCGGCGTAGCGCCACGAGTACTTGATGATGTTGCCCTTCAGGTAACCCTGAAACGCTTCAGGAGACATGCTCGCCTTGATGGCATCGATGCACTCGAGGTCAGGGAACTTGTCGTTCTGACTAGAGTAATGCTTCGGCCTCGAGACTCGGTCCCAGTCTTCCGGTGTCGCATCGTTTAACGATAAGTGATGATGTTTGCTCATGGAGAAACTCCTCTGTTCCGTAGCGCTCAATAAACTGAGCTTTGTAGGGGTGGCGGGACACGTACCGAACATTCGAGTGTCCCAACCGGTGATGTGCAGGACACAAGGGGATGGTCTCGAGGTGACCGCCTACCTTTGTCTTGCCGTGTATGTGGTGAACTTCGGCAGGGGATTTGACGCCCATGTACAGCCGGCAAACTATGCAACCCAACTGAACTATGGCGTCCATCCATTCCTGCTCTTCTTTGGTAGCCCAATGCGACTTCATCCCATCAGTGTCCTCATCTCTGCCCGCGTGGTAGCCATCTCTGTCTGCCACGTTTTGAATGCCACCTCTGCCGCCAGTGCGTTCTGCTTAGCCGCCGCGAGGGCGCCCTTGGCAGTGCCTCGAGCAACTCGCGCATCGAACATTTCTTCTTGGTCGTCTGCCCACTTGGTCTGAGCCGCAACAGTCTTATGTCCGTGGTTGTTCTCAGCCATGAACATCAGCTTCGCGGCTGTCCGTTTTTCTGTGGCTTCAGCCGTAGCCAGATCAACCTCCGCCTGCTGTACGTCAGCACCAGCCTCGCGAATGGCCCTAGCAAAACGCTCGTTATCCATTGGTCTTCTCCTTCGAATAGTTGATGTAATACTTGGTCGGTGACGTGCGCCGCTCTTGGTACTGCAAGCAACGTGGATCAAACTGGAAGCCCACTCGACCCTCGTAACCTCCGTTCCGGTTCTTTAAGATCTCGAGGTACACGTCCCACTGCTTCACAAACTTCTCGTCAGGCTCCTCGTTGAGGATCGCCGCTTGCTCGAGGTGATCTGCCTTCCGTTTGTTTTTCCACAACGACATGAAGCCATCGGCAAGGTCCGTGACAGAGCCGGAACCCTTGACGTCGAACTTGTTGGGGGCGGTGTTCTCGTCTTGACCCTTTCGAGAGTGAGTGACTAGAAAAATTGTGGACGCGGTGGTCTGCTTGAAGTGAACGAGCGTCTCAACAAACCTCTGCTGGGCTGAGTTGTCATCCATATCGACCATGTTGGTCAGTGAGTCCACAACAAAGACGTTGATACCGTAGCGGGCGTAGGCGTACTCAAAGCAAGCCAACAGCTTTTTGGCGCTAGGTGTGATCCTGTCCTCGTACAGCCAGAGGTCACCTTCTAGCCAGCCCATCAGCTTGTCGCGGTATGCCTCCGGCGGATGCTCTGACCCTCCAGCCTGACGTAGCATCCGGTGCAGTAACCTTTCGGGCGTCATCTCTGGGGAGCAGATCAGAACCTTGTTGCCCTGCTCGATGGCGTTGAGGCATAGCTGGCCTAACCACATTGACTTGCCGTGTCCGTTGATGCCGGTGAGTCCCCATAGCTCCGATGGCCGGAACCTGATGTCCTCTTCATCCAGCTTTTCCCAGCCGGAGCGGAAGCCAACCGTGTCTGAGTTGGAGTTCTCGAAGATGGCATCCACGCGCTCCTTGAATTCCATAACAGAATGCAAGGTGTCTGGGTCTTGCCATCGGGCGTCTTCATACGCCGCCTCGAGGACGGTTCGAGCGCCGTCATAACCCTGCTTTTGCAGTAGCTCGTTGATGTCTTTGGTGGGCAAAGTAATGCGGTAGCACCGGTCGCCAAATCGCTTCTTGATTTCCTCAGCCGCAAGCTCACCTTCCTCATCCATGTCGGTGGCGATGATGATCTCCTCGAACCGCTTGAGGTTCTCGAACTCCTGCTCGATCCAGTTGAGTTGCTTGCGACCCTTACCGCCGCCGAAGGGAACGGACAAGGCAGGGAAGCCAAGCTCACTCGCGGCAATTTGATCCCACTCGCCTTCAACAATCCAAACCTTGCGACTGTCCTTTGGCATGGTGTGCCACCCATACAGGATTGGGCGCGTGTCCTTCTGCGGCATGGGATGCCCGTCGTAATTGATGGGCTTGTTCTTGATGAACACGAGCTTGCCGTCGGGATCGAAGTACTGGAACACCACATCCAGACCACCCCGTGACTGCGTCTCATAAATCTTGTGCCGGAAGTACACCTCCCCTACATCATTGAACCCACGACTCTCCATGTACTCATGTATGTAAGCGCTGTTGCTTTGTGGTGGCGGGGTGGGGAGGACGTATTTCTTTTTTCCCGCCGGAGAAATTTTTGGTTTGGCCGAAAACTCCCTGATGCTGTACCGCTTCGCCCCCCAGTCCATTGCCTCAGTCAGAGACACGTTCCTGCTTTGTTGGATGAGGTCCAGCATGTCGCCAGAATCACCCGTGGCAAAGTCGATCCACTTGCCACACTTATCACCATGTAAATAAACGGAAAGACTGCGCCCCCTGTCGCCGTCAACACTTCCGACCTTGTAACAACCTGACTCAACGACCCCGTCAGGAAAAATCTCTAGACATATTTGATGTGCATGTCTCCCCAGTTCTTGCGACAAAGCGCGTATATCCATTACTTAACCTCAGCTAGTAGATCGTCGTTTCGACTTATGTTCTTGAAGCGATCCAGAGAGTCCCAGTCAGGACTCCCTATCCGTTGCCATCCCCGTGAGATAGAGAAGGGGATGAGTTCCCTCAGGTCATAGCCATGCTTAGCCATTTCCTTGAAGTCGTGTGTTTGGCGAGTGACGGTGTTCTTAGACGGCTTGCGATTGCTAGCCTTGTGATCCCACCACAACTGCCATGCCTGTTTAGGAATACCTTCAGGACATGAGTTGAGGAGGTCTTCTTTCCAATGGTTATTCTTATTAGATGTTTCTTCTTTCTCTATAGTTATTCTTTGCTCTTCATTTTCCACATGTGGAATATCCACTTGTCGATTTTCGACATCTGGTTTTTCTACAACTGATTGTTTTTCATCATAAACTTCCCAATCGAAAACCGTTTTGCCCTCTTCAACGTATCGGACTCGACGGATATAGCCGGCCTGCTCTAAACAATCGGCTATGTTTCGGATGCGGGCTGGAGTACAGGAAAAGTGCTTCGACAGTTGGGACTGGGTAACCCGCCAGTTGTCTACATGGGAAAGTAAATAGCAAAGCAAACCGATAGCCTCTGGGGTGAGGCCTTTGTCTCTGAGCAGGTCGTTAGGTAGCTTTGTGTAGTGGCGACAAGTCTGTGATGCGGGCTTAAATATCATACTAATCCGTGTATAAGCAGATGAGAATTTCCCATCAGGGAACAAAATTGAAATCCAGTGGAGATGGTTTGTCAACCTATAGACAAAAACCAGACGGTCGAGTAAAAGTAACACCGATCACACGGATGAGTATTTATGGCTTGGGACAAAGAAACCCGCGCCGCTTTCCTTAACGAAGAGTTAGATAAAAAAGGGATCGCAGGCTGGGGCAGAGCTTCACATATAAAAAATAAAGTTGGATGTTCGAACGCTAGTGCGGCGGCGTGGCTCGAAGGGTCACTGCCTAAGAACTTGGACATGGCAATTAAATTCTGTGACGTCTTCGATATAGACCTATATCAATGGGTCAACGGAGAAAGCAGAGGCCTAAACATAAGCGAGCAACAACTTACGGAACTGTTAGTAACAGCAAAGGTCTTTGAAGACCAACACAACGTAGACCTCACCGCTAGGCAACTCGCTGGCTTGGTAGTTATGGGTCTGAGAAACACTAAGGAATTGAGGGGTTTCTTGGATAACCTGAAAAACTTTTTTGGAGCCAGTAATGACCAAGGACAGGATCACTGATCAAGAACTAACAGCATTAGTCGAGGACTTTCTAACGAACTGCGAGACAATGGATGCAGACGAATTTAGATCCGCTACCATTATGGAGATTGCAGAAGGAATTTTAAGCGAATAAAAACTAATCTGAGAGTTGAAATTATCATCTAGCTGATTTAAATTCCGTGTAGTTACAGGGATGAATTACACGGACGATACACATGGATCAGCTCACCAAAGAGTCTATTTGGACTCGCCTTTCTGAAGTAGATATTTCTGATCAGCTCACGGAGCCAGAGGTTCTAGAAGACGGAACGTCTCTGAGCATCTTGCCGTGGATGAACGCTCACGCTCTGATGATGGAAGAATTTCCTGAATATACTTGGGAGTTCACCGAAGATCCTGAGGGCAGGGAAGTACACTACTTCAACGATGGTACGGCAGAAGTCAGATGCCGCATGACCATCGGCCCACACACCCAAATCACCTCTCTCTTTGTGAGAGATTTTACTGGCCCCATCCGCAACCCAAACAGCGGACAGATCAACACCACCAAGCAACGATGTCGTGTAAAAGCGATGGCTGAGTTTGGTCTGGGCCATCAGCTTTGGATCAAGTCAAAAGCTCAGGAAGAGGTTGCCGCCGAAGCAGTTCAGGAAGAGCTACTACCTGACGAGCAGATCGATGCCGAAGAGGCAACCAAGGATCGTGTAGATCGACTTTGGCGTGATGATACGTGGGAGAAGATACAGCAGTCCCGCAACAAGAGCGCCGCTCAAAAAATCTTTGACCGCTTCAATCGCAAGCTAACTCAGTTAGGTCTGGAGGATTACAACCAGAACCGATGGGCTGAGATCTGCGACAAGAAGGGGTGGAAGGCATGATCTATCCACAACAACACCCCCAAGGTTCTGAGGGCTGGCTCAAAGCACGGGCCGGAAAAATCAAAGCCAGTGTGTGCGCCGCATTCGAAGGCATCCACCCCTACATGAGTGTTCAGGATCTGGTTCGCCAAGAGGTGAGAGCGATTCTAGGTGCTGAGTCTGAGTTCCAAACAAATGCCGCTGTCGAGCATGGCTCGATGATGGAAGAGTACGCTCGCGTCAAGCTGGAAGAAATCAAGCGCTACCGTGTCGAAGAGACAGGAATGGTGACTCACCAAGATTATCCGTTCCTAGCCGCATCGCCCGACGGGCTGGTGGGCATCGAGGGCGGGTGTGAATTCAAGTGCCCCTTCCCCAAGTGGACCAAGGCGCCTTACTCAGTCTTTGATGAAAAGCGAATCATGTACTTGTGGCAGTGCTACATGGTCATGGAGGTCTGTGATCTCGATTGGTGTGACTTTATGTGCTACCTCGCTAAAGATCCGCAGGCCGAAGGTCAGTGGCATATCGACAGGGTACAGCGTAACTGGGATTGGCTCGATGAGGAGTTGGACGGTCGCCTGCTACCTGAGCCAAGCAAAGGCAAGGTCACTCGACTGGATCTTTATAAGGCTTGGTACGACTTCATACAGGAAGAGGCCGCAGATCCAGTGCGGGCGCAAAAGCATCTTGATCCTCTCGTGCCTGACTACGAGGAGATCGAGGACGCTCAGCTCACAGAGCTGGCGGATGTACAGGGAAAGATCAATGAGATCGAAGTGCTGAACCACACGGCACTTGCTGAGCTTGAGGAGCTGAAGTCGCACCGTGACTCCCTCAAGAAAGAGCTAGTTAAAAAGTATGAGCGCTCCATCACCAACGGATGGGTGTCCATACAAGTCATTCAAAAAACACCTCCGGTTGATTATCGAAGGGCTTTTGAGTTTCTGGGCGGGGAACAAGCCCTGCTTGAGAAAGACAGTTCGCTCGACACTTTCCGTCGCACGAACAATTCACTGCAATCATCAATCAAGACAATCGGAGACGACTAATGCAGAAAAAACCTACCGCCTTTGAGGCAATCAATGCTGGTAAGGGGCGCCTTTACCCGCTAGATCGAGAGAAAAAACTTGAGAAGTACCACAAGCTCAAGCAATACAGTTGGTTCCAAGAGCTTGGCAAAGAACAGCAAGCTGAAAAGATTCCAAGTTTTGACGGCTGGCTCAAGTTCGATCAAGAGGTGATCGACGATTTGCAACGCACTCTCGACATGAACGGAGGAAAACCCTTTCGTTACAACCTTGATGTGATGGAGCAAAAGCGAGACGGCGTAGTCACTCAACTCAATATTGAATACTGGCTACCTACCAAGCCTGCTAAGGATGCATCTGGGCCAGAGCCGGCTCCTGTGCAGGACGACTTGCCAGAGGACGATATCCCCTTCTAAGGCTATTTATGGGCGGTTTAAGACTTACACGAGCAGTCGGTTCTCTCCTCTACGGAGGGGAGAAGCTCGATCCAGATAACCCTGAGGAAACTTACGATCACAAGATGTGGGTACGCAGAGTCAGGGATCACGATGGAGCGCAGGATTGCTTAGTCACAATCACGGACAAGGAAGGCAGGGCTGACCTCGTCCTGACTGTTGGGGACAAACCCTCTCGTTTGTCTTCATCAGTCTCCATCCAAATGGTGGGCATCCAAACCTATTTCTATGGGAACGATGACTACTGTGAGGTGTGCGGAAGGGGAGATCCCGCTCAACGAAAGAGCGTCCCCCAAGCACAGATCTTGGTGAAAGCACCAAGGAGATATCAAGTCATTCGCGAAAACACGAGGAAGCGTAAACAATGAGCGAACAAACCATCATCATCGACGGCAAATCTTACAACGCCGAAGACATATCTGAGCGATGCCGGAACATGCTGGTACTCGTTCAGCAAACCCAACAAAGCATTTCAGTGCTTGCACCGCTGATCGAGTCGGCGAGAGCAGGTGCTGATTCAATCTTATCAGACGCTAAAAAACTACTGCCGGAACCCCTCCCTTCCCCTGAAGAGGCAGAAGTAATTAGCGAGGAGTCTGATACGATTAATTAGCCAAGGCCCATCTGGGTTTCCTTACCGGCTTGGCGCACCGGTTGGCAAACGCGCCATCCCCTCCTAGTGAGTGGCTCCTAACTTTGGGGGACGAGTAGACGCAAGTCGAAACATCCCCCTTTTTTGTTTAAGCTGGAGTTGCTGTGAGGGGCTTCATACACGGAGAGTATTTATGAAGTTCAGAGATGTAGCAGAGCGTTACCTAAAACTTAAAACAAAACGAGGCAACGACAAGAGTACAAGCGCACAAGCGGCTATCAGAAAGTTGATCGATAGGTGGGGCAACCGTAGCGTTGCATCTATCCGTCGGGTAGACATCAACGATCTGCAAGAAGAGTTGCTCTACGAGAAAGGACTCACCAACGCCGCAGTCAACACGTATCTCAAGTACCTCAGGCTGATTCTGAATTACGCCAGAGATCAACTCGAGATCCTCGAGACAGTGCCAACGATCAAGACGTTGCCGGAAGAAATGAAGGAGCTTTACCTAGAGCCTGATCAAGTCAGATCGCTGATCAGATGGCTCGACCCGCTACGTGCTGACATGGTGGAGTTTGCATTGGCTTGCGGTCAACGCCGTAACAATGTGCGGACACTGCGTTGGTCTCAGATCAGTAAGTGCGGCGAGCTGATGACGTTCGCGTCTTCCGAAACAAAGAACGGTGACCGGTTGGTTGTACCCCTCAACGATGACGCCAAAGCAATCCTCAAAAAGAGGGAGCGCTATCAAGAGGAGCTGATCAAGCGACGACCATTCCTTCGAGGGAAGATTGACTGTGTGTTTGTTCAGGAGAATGGCAAGCCGTTCAGCAAAGATGCGGTCGGTAATAAGACTTGGCGGAAGGCGGTGGACTTAGCTGGACTACCAGCCGGTACAACCTTCCACACACTGCGGCACTCGTTCGCAACGTGGCATCTACAGGCTGGCACTGATGCTCGTGAGCTGATGGACATTGGAGGGTGGAAGTCGATGAACTCGCTTCTGCGGTACACCCACATGAACAACGCTCACAAGAAGCAGGCGGCGAACCGGATTGTAGGCATGTTAAGGGGGTAGCTGAACCTTGGATTTGGGTTCACGTCATTTTAAAAAAATGGCCGGAGCTGAACACCTAAGGGTTCTGTCCCTACAAAACAAAAAAAAGCCTGTAAAAACAGGCAGTTAGGAGTATGGAGCGGGAAACGAGGTTCGAACTCGCGACCTCAACCTTGGCAAGGTTTAATCACCCGTTTCCTTAAAAATCAATAACTTACGAAGCCTTCTCACAGCAACCAACTCCGTAAGTAACTGAACCTTGAGCGCTTATTTCTGGTCTTTGACCTCTGAAGTAAGGACGCCCAACTGCACTTGCATGTCGTTGACTGTCTCTCGAAGTTGAGCGATCTCCTCACTACGCTGTTCTAGATACAGGATCTTGCTGTCCTGTCTCAGGTCGTCGGGCAGGGCGCCTCGTAGTCCTAGCGGCCACTCCCGAACGAAGTCAGCGTTGTCTCTGATGGTCATGTCCTGAATCGTTTGCTGATGCTCGATGGCGATGATGCGAGTATCCAGCGTGACGTAGGCTGACGTAGCCATAACTAGACCAGCACCAAGCGCAATCAGATTCCGCAGGGGAACAGACAGTCTTGTGTTGTCGTCTAGTTCTGGCATGGCATCCCCTACGGTTTAACCGCCGCAAATCTTTTGTTGTACTCGTCAAACAGCTTCTCTTCAGCCTCTGCGATTGCTT